ATGGACGTCTACCTCGTTTCTTTGTTCCAATACAAAATAAGAATGGTACATTTTTAAGAGTAATATTACCAGATGAATTAAAACAAATACAAGGATTTCCAAGTGATTATAAACTAAATGGTGATTGGACAAAGCAAGTAACACAAATTGGTAATGCTGTCCCACCTCCATTAATTAAACAAATAGTTACGAATATAATATAAAACCAATTATATTATTAATAATAAATGTTAATTTTACAATTATTATTAATTATATATTTTTTTGTTGAAAATGATAGTTTCATTTTAAAATCAAATAAAAAACGTTTTACATATGTTACAAATACACAAATAAGCGATTTTACATATAGTTGGGATTATACTAGCAAATTTTTAAAAGATAAAGCTAGAAGTTGGTTTATAAAACGAGCAACAGATATTGGTATTGATTGGGAAGGTTATATTGAAAAATATTCAAACGAAGAAAGTTTTGATAAAATAAAATTACATAAATTTATGTTGGAAAATAAAACAATAACATATCCTGATTATTATGTAAAACCTTTTCATGGTTATGATGAAGGAAATTTAAATTGGGATGCTGCATTAGAAGGTGAGGGTGCTACAATAAGTATGAGTGTAAATTATTGGAAAAATAATAATCCAAAAATAAGTGAATCGTGGTTAAGAAATAATTTTACAAATAATATAATAAATTATAAAAATAATAATAATTTTAAAAATATATTGGATATTGGTTGTTCTGTTGGTATAAGTACTGAACATTTAAAAAATAATTTGAAAAATGAAAAATTATATGGTTTAGATTTAAGTCCATATTTTATAGCATTAGCAACATATAGATCAAATATGAATAGAAAAGGTATATCATATTTTCATAATAATGCAGAAGAAATGGCATTTGAAGATAACAGTTTTGATTTAATTACTGTTCAATTTATGTTTCATGAAATGCCATTAAAAGCAACAAATAATGTTTTTAAAGAAATTAAAAGAGTTTTAAAACCAGGTGGAACGTGTGCAATTATTGATTTAGATTCAGAAAGATTGTTAACAAGTTTGAATGGCAATTTTTTTAGAAAATGGGCATTTGAAGTTACAGAACCACATGTTTTTGAATATTATAATACTAATTTAGTAAATATTATGAAAAATCAAGGTTTTAAAAATATTTTTAAAACTAATAATGATCCTATGAATAGTGTTTGGTTAGGTACTAATTAAATACATTTAATCTTTATTAAATGATTTATTAAAGCTTTTCTTTTTATAGACATTTTAGGTGTTAAAAATTGTTCCATTATATTATTATTTATTAAAATTACTGTTTTTATTTGTAAATAATTTTCAATAATACTATTAATAATATTTAATTCAGGTTTTTCATAACTATCAGTAATTAATATATTATGATCATAATTATCACCATAAACAATAAAATTACCTGAAATATATTTTTTTATTTTTGATTCCAATTCACTAACATTTACAAATTTACCATTACTCAATTTATAATTTTCACTAATACGTCCAGTATAAAATAAAAAGTCATCTTCAATATAGCCACTATCACCTGTTTTATACCATGTTTTATTATTATCTTCAAATAATACTTTTTTTGTTTCATCTAAATTATTCCAATACCCACTCATTAGGTTAGGACCACTAACGCATATTTCATCATCTATAATTTTAACTTCTACTTTATCCAATATTTTACCAATAGAATCAATATTTCTAGGACTTTCAGTATGATTTAATGATATAATAGGAGATAATTCACTACTACCATAACCTTCGCAAATATTAATATTATTATTTTCAAAAAAATATTTAGTATTATTATCTAATTTTGCTCCACCAATAAAAATATTTTGTAATTTGCCTCCAAATATTCGTTTTAATACAAATGGTAATAAGTTTTTGATAACAGGTTTATCTAAAAAATTTATTTTTGATTTAACAGTTTCTAGTACCTTTGGTACAACATATAATACATCAGGTTTTACTTCTTTACATTCTTTTATAAATACCGTCTTATCACTACACAACGCTATTTTATTATTATATAGTAAATTATAATATAGTTCACATGTTAAACCATATATATGTGCCCAAGGTAATATATTTAAACTTGTAATATTATCAGGATTATTTTTAAAACGTTCATGTATTCCATCTAAATTAGATAAAATATTTTCATGTGTTAATACAACACCTTTTGGTTTACCCGTTGTTCCAGATGTATATATAAAATTACTTACTTTATTATTAATATATGAAATATTATTGTAATTATCTTTTTCGATTTCATTAGAAATAATTTCTATATTTTTTAAATTTAAATTTTCGTTTGTAATTAATAATTTAGATTGACTATCGTTAATTATATGATTACAATAGTCAATATCTTGTTCTGCATACATTGGAACCCAAACACAACCATTAGAGTATGTTGCTAAATTCCATGTTAACCATTCTAATGAATTTTTACCTTTGTAAGCAATTCGATCACCTTTTTTTAGATTATATTGTTTTAATTTATAAGAACAATTATTTACATAAGATAATATCTCACCATGTGAATACCATTTCCATTTATTATTTTCTTTTATTTTTATGAAATTTTTTGAAAAATTATTTTCTGTATTATTTAAAAATATGTTAAATATATTACGTTTCATATAATAATTTATATATTAAAATTAATTATTATATACTCATTTTTTTACTTTGGGTTTTCGTCCTCGTTTTTTAGGTTGTTGTTCTTCAACAATTGGTTGTACCTCATTTATAATTACATTATTTTCTTTAGTGTTAATTATATTTTCTTCTTCTTCTTCTTCATTAATAGAATCATGATGTTGTATATTAGTTGATTCAATGTATGTTTCACTATTATTTAAACTGATTTGTTCTTGATAATCATCATCTTCTTCTTCTTCTTTTACAGAATTCAATGTTAAATCAATCAATGAATTATTATGTATTAGTACGTTTTGTGTTTCTTCATAATTTTCTGTTTTTTTTGTTGGAGTTGGTGGTCTGGATGGTAAATCCGGTAAAATTTTATTTTTATTATCATCATTTTCTTCATTTTGATCGGTATGATTATTATTCTTAATATTTTCATTAATTACATTATTTCCATTTACAGGAGGCATTTCATAATATAAATTATAAACTTTAGTGTATAGTTCATTTAAATATTTTTCTTTATTTTGTTTAAATAGTGTAAGGTATTCCTTATATAATTTAATATGAGATTCAATAACTTCTTTACTGAAAATATGTGATTTCATAAGATTTTCAATATCATAACCTTTCAAAATTAAACTTTTTTGTTCATTTAAAAAATTATTTTTATTTTTACAAAATTCAACTAAACCATTTACAATGTTAATAATATTATCATATAATTGTTTTAAAATATTAAAATCATATTCTGTATATACTTCTAAATCTTTATAAATAGGATATGTATCATTTTCTATAAGCATAATTATTTTTTTATCATTAATATGTTCAACAATATATTTTGACATTAATTTATATAATTTATAATAGTCACGATAAATTTGATTATTTAATGTTTTGTAAATTTTAGAATAATTTTCAGTATACGTTTTAAACATACGCATTTGAAAATTTAAACTATCCAAACAAAAAGAATGTAGAGAAGCTGTATTATTTTTTTGTAATACAACTTGTTCTGATTTTAATACTTTTAATTTATGTTCAATATGAGCAAAGAAACTTTCAATATTTTCACATATATAAAAAATTTCATTTTTTGGTTCTTCTATTTCGTTATTCATAATAATATATATAAAGAAATAATAACAAAAAAGATTATATAAAGATATGGAAACCTTGTCTCAAAGTTCTACGGGACCACAATCAAATAATTCTTTTAGTTTAGTTGAATTAAATGGATGGACAGAACAACATGAAGAAATTTTTGTAGAATGGGCTGATAAAGCTATGTGTTATAGATGGTTACATAGTCGTTCATATAAAATATTCTCATTTAGAAATGCTTGTTATACAATTCCAGTAATTATAATGTCAACAATATCTGGTACAGCAAGTTTTGCTCAAGACAAATTTCCACCTGCACAAAGAGTTTTAGCTCAAATGATAATTGGAACTATTAATATTTTTGCTGGAATTTTGACAACAATACAACAATTTTTAAAAATTACCCAATATTGTGAGGCACATAGAGTAAGTGCAATATCATGGGGGAAATTCAGTCAAAATATAAAAGTTGAATTAACAAAGAATCCTAAAGATCGTGAAAAACCTATGGAAATGTTAAAAAGCTATAAAGAAGAATTTGATAGATTAATAGAAATTAGTCCAGATATAGAAGATAAAATAGTAGCTGAATTTCAAGCAAAATTTGGAAAAAATAAAGAAGCTGAACTTAATACTACTGAAGTAAATATTCGTTACAAAGAAAAATTCAAAGATTTATTTCATCAACCATTAGATGTAGAAAATAATGGAGAAGTGAATATTGATGATGAAATAAATAAGACTTTTAATGATTATAATTTAGAAATGAAAAAAATTGAACGTCAAAAAGCAAAAAATCCCTTAAAATATTTGAAAAAACCAGATGTATGTGATGAACTAGTATCTACCAATGAAGTTCGTAGAAATTGGTATAAAACAGAAAAGAAAGAAGCAGTGTTATATGAAGACCCAGACCAAATTGCTCAAATAGAAAAACGTAAGGAACGTGAAGTATATAGACGACAAATAGATGATTTTACAAATAAATATAAGCTATTACAAGGAAGAGCACCATTTGATAATGAAATAACAGATAATTTAAAAGATGTAATTCCAGCAAATATCGTTGAATCAATATTAAAAGAAATTAGATAATCAAGAGTAAAACATAATTATTAATAATATATGTTGAATCATAAAATACAATATATATTAAATATTTTTTAAGACTTTACTTTTTCTTACTAGCTTTCTTTTTCTTACTAGCTTTCTTTTTCTTACTAGCTTTCTTTTTTTTAGAATTTTTATTTTTTCGTGATGATTGTTTTTTTCTTGAAGATTTTTTGTATTTTCTACCACCTACAATTGGTTGTTGAGGTTGTTGTGTTGTTTCTGTATTAGCAGAAGCAGCAGTTTCATCAGTTGGAGTATTAAATATGTTTATACTATCTGTAAATTGTTTAACACCATTTGAAATGGATTCACCAATAGAATCAGCTGTTTGAGAGATAGTTTCAGTTGCAGATTCCATAGCTTCAGTAGCTCCTTCAGTAGCTGTTGATGCTGTTGATGTAACAGCATTAGTTGCTGTTTCAGTAGCTCCTGATATAGCGTTACTTGCTTGTTGTGTAACATTACCTGCTGTATTACTAATAGCTTTACCAGTATTAGATAATGCTTGAGATGCACTATTTATAGCACCTTGTGCTGTTTCACTTGCAGCAGTAGCTGCCATAGAAGCGCCCTCTCCTATTGATGGTCTAGTATTAGTACTATTATTATTACCTAAAATATCTTTAGTAACATTATCTGCTGTACCAGTTACACCTTCTGTAACGCTATTAACAATACCTTTATTTTCAGGTTGAGTATTTTCTACAACATTTGAAAAACCATTATCCATTTCTCGTGCTACCTCATTTTGTTTTAATTCTTCACCGTTATCTATTAGATTATCAACATCTTCAATGCTAGGTATAACAGATGTAGCTGGTGTGTTTGGTTGAGATACATTTACATTGGCAGGACTATTTACAGGAGTATCAGGAATTGCATTTACTTTATTAACAGAAGGAACATTAACACTTGGTGTTGTAATAGGTTTATTTTCATAAACATTACTAGGAGGTTCAATATTAGTGTTTCCTTTATTACTATTGATAGCAGTATTATTATTTAGTAATGTATTTTGACTACGAATTGTTTCTATTTGATCAACAACTTCACCTAAATCAGCATTAGCTTTTTTGCTACTTTGTGCAATAATTGCTGGTTTTAATTCTTGAATATTATTAGCAGGAGCATTTAGTAAATTTTTATTAGCTGAGTCACTTATACCAGGTAAATTATTATGTTCTAATAATTCTTTTGGTGCTAAACTAAGTTTGAATTCTTCAAATTTTTCTTTACTTTCTCCTAAAAATACAACATTACCAATTGTTTCAAACCCACTTTTTTTATAACATGATAATGTCCCTTTATTAGAAGTATTTACATATAATACTATTTCATGAACAATATGTTGGTTTTTCTTTGAGTCATCAAATAAATAATTTTCTTTTTCTAAATGTTCAATGAATTTATGAAGCATTATTCTACATATCATATCATTATCACTTCCTTTGAATGCTTTACATAAATCATATAAAACTAAACTATTAATACCCTTCTCTGTTTGAAGTTTTACTGTAAAAAAACCATAAGGTTTTAAATATTGTTGACTTCTTTCATCACTTTTGTCAACAAGAACAAAAAAAACTTTATTTTTATAACTATTAATTTTTTCTTTTTTTATATCTGGATAACAATTTTTTAAGCATTTTCCTACAATTCTATTGAATAATTTGTTTTTATCCTTATCATTGGTTCTTTCTAATCTTAATAAATTAAGTGATTCATAAAAATCTTCAAAAGTTGTTTCTTTATTTGACATATATAATTTAACTACAGAATATTTTTTATTAGTATGTTTTAAATAAATTATTCATATTTATAACCTCTGGTTTATAATTTTGACTAGTAAATATTTTTTTTATATTATTAATATTTCTAAACCTTACAGTATAATCTTTTTGAATAGCATTTCTACCCACTCTTCCTAAAGCTTGAATTAATTTTTCTTGTGAAATATTTTCTAGATCTTTTCCTATAAAACCATGACAAAATTGATAATTAGTTCCATATATATAATCATCACATGCAATTATTAAATATAATCTTTCATTATCAGCTAATTTTTTCATTATTTCTAAATAACTTTTATTAACATTTGTATCAAATACACCAATACCTAATAACAATAATAATTTCCAAATATCTTCAACATTATTTAATTTCATTATTTCTAATACATCTTCTTCATAAATTGCTGATCTATAAGGTAAATTGTCTTCATTTAAAACTACATCTAAAATTTCTTTTGATACCCATTTTTTAATATGATTTAATGAATTTGGTATCCATATTTCATCCAATGAAATTGGTTTTAATGCTTCAATTAATTTTTTTATTTGTTTTTCTGCTTCTTTTATTTCAGGTGGTAATCGTTTTTCATTACTTAATTTATTTTCATTTTCAGTATTAGCATTTTGATATTCTTCAACTTTTTGTTCTAAAACGCCAATTTTATCACGAATTACATTATTAAATCGAATTGAATCCATTAAACCGTTTAATATATTACTTGGTATTTTTAATTGTTTTAAACAAAATTTACCAATTAATTCAGGTTTGCTAGTCATATAAATAGTAGGTCCATCAGTTAAAGTATATGCATCATAACTAGAAATATTAGTTCCATTTTTATCTTCTGTATTACTTTTATTTTCCAAATATCGTGTATCTTTACTTTTAAATTTATTAAAATGATCCATTATTTTGTCCCCTTGTTCTTGAGTTATTTGTTCTAATAATTTCAAATAATATGTTTTTACATTTTGCATGTTAATATCACTTATTTGTGTAAAATAATTATTTATTAATAATTCTTCTGTATTTATAAATTCATGTTTAATAATATATTTAATAAAACAGGATATTTCATGTAAATCAAAATATCTTAATAAAGTTAAATTATTATTGCAAAATTCTATAGATTTTTTTAATTCGATATAATCATCACATACATGATGTGGTAAATATGTATAATAATTATTATCCAAAAGTGGTATAGTTTTTTTACAATCATGACTATTAATAGTTTCAATTATTGGGTTATTATCACAAAATTTTTCTAGAAAATCATTTACAAGATTACTCAATTCATTTACTTTTGGTAATGTTGCTGATGATAATATTATTTTTTGAATTTTATTTTTTGACCATACATTATGAATATAATGATGATTTTCATGAGTTTCATAATCTAAGAATATTGTTGGTTCATCCCAAAACATAATCATATTATTTTTATCATTAAATTGTAACATATAATACATCGCAAATTCATATGAACGTATATCACAAATCATAATTTCAACTTTACTTCCATCACTATTATCTATTTTTTTCATACCATTTTTATACTTAATATCTTTTCCTGATCCATCATCCCTTTTGATAAATTTATTAGCTGCAAAATTATGTAATCTTATATCACTTGCACTGTTACAACCAAAAGCGAATGCTATTTTTTTTTGCATACAAACTGCTGACTTTGCCAAAGCTAAACCAACATGTCTTGCAGCACAAACATATATTATTTTATACTGTTGACTTATTGAAATAGGTGTCAATGTCTTTCCTGTTGCTGTTGGCGCAGTGTATAATACTAATTTAGCATCATTATCTTTATCTTTATTAAATATTGAAAATATTCTTTTTTGATGTTGATATAAGTTAATATTTTGATAATGTAATATATATTTATTTTGTTCAATATATTTTCTAGAATTTGTTATTAATTTTTCATATGAAATATTTTTTCTAATATTTTCAATGTTTATATTTATAAAATCAAGTAAAATAGTGTTGGTATATTTAATATTATTTTTAAGCATAACTTCAAGTGTATAATAATAAAATACATATCTATCATTATTCATTTTAAAATTTTTTAACATTTTTTCAAATATTAATAGTAAACCATATTCATAAATATTATCCATTTTTTCAATATTTAATTTCTTACTTTGTTCAATACGCATTTTATCTGCTTTTTTTAAATTTTTCATTTTTTTTTGATTAGAAATTTCATATTGAATATTATAATTTTTTTTTAATTTATTAATTTTATTTGATAAATAGATTTCGAATATTTCATAATTAAATAATTCAAAATTATCTTTATCAATAGATATTTTCATAAAACCAAGAATACTAATATTTTTGTTAAACGTAATATCTATATTATAAAATCCATCATTAATCATTTTTATAATATTTTTTTCATCTTCACTTACATTTTTTTCAATAGATTCCCATTCTAATTTTACCAATTTATTTTGAGTAAAATCCATAATTATATTTAAAATAAATATTTAAATATAATTTTAATCAATTTTTTTTTTTAATAATGAATCAATATTTTTTGATACTGTCTTTTTCTTTTTTATAAATTGTAAACATTTATAATATTCTTGACCTTGTTTTTCACACTCAAAAAATGTATGAGCACCTTCAAATGAGTGTAAATATAAACAACTTATATAATTATTATAAAATTTATCACATTCTTTATTTTTTTTATTAATTAAAGATAACATATATATATTATTACAAATTTTATTATTTAAATATAAATAAAAAAAAATCGATTTGTAATGTATACAATAATGTGTATATAAAAATAAAATGACAACTAACATGGAGAATAAAAGTGAACTTATGGTTTGGCACGACATGCAAAGAGAACTGAAAGATCATCGTTCTTATTTCGTTCGAAAGCAATTCTATCCTCATGACATGGAAGAATGGAAAAAAGAACACAACGAAATTGAGGCGAAATACAGAAAACAGTTGCTTTCGTTGAAACGTGAAGAACGTAAAAAACAGAAGATTGAAAAAGAACAACAAGAACATCGCGATATCAATGATGCAGCAGATGCTCTACTGAAGCTAAGAAAATCTAAGAGAGTACAAAAAAAGAAAAATATTAAAAATGAAGTAGTAACAGAAACATTGAGAAGATCTAGTCGTATTGCAAACCAAAAAATGTAAATATATATAAAAAAAAATAAAAAAAGAATTCCTTCGGGAGTTTTTTTTATTTTAATCGGTTTTTATTGTTAATTTATTACCCATATTATAAAGGTGTTTTGAACATGATACAAAATTATCGTAAATAGATGGAAAATGTTTATATGGAATATTTTTACTAATACAGTATTTTTTAACAACATGGGATATTTTTGGATAATGTACATGACTTATTCTAGGAAACAAATGATGTTCAATTTGATAATTTAGACCACCATTAATAAAACATAACCAATTACCTCCAACATTTGAAGAAGACATTATTTGTTGCCTTAAAAAACCATATTTTGAATTTTTATCAAATATAACTACACCTTCATAGTTGTGTGATATAATAAAAAAAAATGCTAAATAATAGCCAGCAACAATATATAATGGAATTGTATTTAATAAAGAATATATATTATTATTACTATTTAATGGTAATATTATCCAACGGAATATAAAGAATATTGACCCAAATATTTCACGTAACCTATATATTTTTGTGTAACTACTCATTGGTGTGTGTATAACACCATTTTTTAAATTAGTTATACTATTAATTACAGTAACAAAACCAAATAATCCTATTATTAAAAATGTATAAATATATTGATATGAATGAATTGGTAATATTTTTTGTAAAGGGTTTAATCTCAATATATCACTACCCATAATATCTGGATCATCATTAACATCATTTGTATAAATATGATGTTGAACAACATGTTGATGAATCCAATTAATAGCAGAACCTCCAATATAATTTTGTGTCAAACCAAGTATTCTATTAATATTAGGATTTTTTGAAATAGCACCATGATTTGCGTCATGTTGAATGTTTAATCCAATTAAAGCATATAAAAAACCTATTAATGTACAATTAAAAATATAATAATTACTTGTATAATGTGTATATAATTCAAAACTTAATGTAAATAATAGCAAAAAGAATACTTTTAAATAATAATTAAAATCAGCAAAAGAATTGTTGCGAGATATTACTTGCTCAATAATTTTAGATAATTCAATATATTCAGGATCCATACGTTCGATATTTTTATCTTCTAATGTTAATAACTTTGCAAAAATCATTTTACTATGTGGAAATAAACGTCTATGATAACTCATAAAAGCGTTTGTTGCATCTTTACCACCAAATACTTGAACAAATAATTTACCACCTGGATGATTTATTGCCAATTTATCTGTTGAATATAAAATATTATCAATTTGAATTATATTATCTGAATATGTTTTACTCATAATTTGTATTGATAAAATTACTTTATATTAGTTTTAATGCATGAATAACAAACACAAGAATTTTTAATATTTTCTTTGTTTTTTATTTTTTTTATATTTATACAACATCCCATACATATTGATTTATTACAAATGCTACATTCTACTTCGTATGTATCAGGAAATTCATCAAAACATAAATTACATATTATATATTTCATAGTAAAATAATACATATTAGTAGTATAATTACTATATAGAAAAATGCTTTCATATTATTTTATATATATAAAATATATATATAAATGGTAATTAATAAATTATTAATTTCATTTTTTATTTTCATAATAATAATAGTATTTTTAGTAATATTTTTTGTGAATAAATTTATCAATGAATTTAAATATCATACTATTAATACATTAAATAATTTTATAAATAAAAAAAATATTATTAATAAAAAAGAATATATTAAGTATGTTTCTAATAATATAAAATTTTACAGACAATACAAATATGATGATTTAAAAAATTTTCCAATTATTTACAAACAAGATATTAGAAATAATCAAAATGATTTTTTAAATAAAAATGTAAAATTATTATTAAATTCTAAAGAAACTGTACAAAATAATTGGGCTGAGAAAAAAGAAAACAACGTATATAATTATAGTTTTTATAGAATGTATGAATTTATTACAAAAGTATGGTATGATAATTACGCAATATGCCAGATAACAGGTGGTTCAAGTAAACAATATTTTTATCAATGGTATTCAAAAGAAGAGTTGATATTAGCATCATATGGTTTTACTAGGTGTTTTTATAATTTAGGATGGAGAGAGAATGATAAAATTTTATTATATTACGCTCATGGTGCAAATAGTGTAAAAATTTTAAATTATTTAAATAATTTTTTATATTTTTATAACGTACAATCATTATATCCAAAAATTACAAACAATGATATAGATATAAATCATGTATTTGAATTTATAAATACATTAAATTCATTTAAACCAAAAATAATAGTAGCTTTTCCTAGTAATATTTTTAGAATAGCACAATTATTATTAATTAATAATATTAAATTAGACCATGTACCAGATTGTATGGATTTAAGTGCAGAATATTTATATACATGTCAATATAAATTTATAAAAACAATCTTTAAAAAATGTGATATTAGATTATCATATGGAACAGTAGAATTTGGACAAATAGCACAACAAACAAAAGAAGATAATACAGTATATGAAGTATTTGATGAAATAGTTGATATTGATAATAATGAAAAAAATCAATTAGTAATTACATCATACATATTAAAAACACAACCATTAATAAAGTATTGTATAGATGATTATGGTGAAGTATTTAAAAGAAATGGAAAAACATATATTAAAAATCTAATAGGAAAACAAGCAAAATGTGTAAGTGATAATGAATTTAATGTAATAAAAATAAATGATATTATTAATAAAATTAACAAAAAAGAATTAATAATCATAGATATAAAAGTAAAATACATATCAAAAGAAATAATTATTGTTATGTTAAAAAATATAGATATAAAAATGAAGAGGGATATTGAAGATATTTTTAGAAATAGTCTAGGATATTATAGTTATAATTTTAATTTTATATTCAAATTTTGTGGTAATAAAAAATGTGTTAATATTTCTAATTATAATAGTAAAATAATCCCTGTATTTTGTGAGTAAATTTGAGATCTTTATATTATTCAATTGCTTTTGTAGTAATATTAGAAATAGGTTTATATTTTATAATATCTAAATCTTTACTACTAGTTTTAAAAAAATCATTACCGTAAATATCTTGTAAGCATAACCATTCAAATAAACCACCGACATAAATATATACATTTAAAAATCCCAATTGATTAAATTGTTCATATTTTTTATATGCTGAATAATCTGAATAATTTTTACCATATACAATAATTTTTGTATTGTAATTTCTAGTATTAATCATATTATTTATTAAATTTTCCTCTTTATTATATGATAATGTACCGTGTATTAAACATGTTTGTTCATTAATATTTAATGTATTTATTAATAACATATCATTATTATATTTTTGTAAATTTTGAATATCTTCGTAATTAGCTTTTTTAATATTAGATGATGTTAAACCCATACAAATATTCGATAATATATTCATAATTATATAACTTATTATGAATATATTTAAATTATGTAAATTTTACAACAATTTCTACATCTTCTTTTTTAATTGATTTTGATGCTAAAATTGATAATTCTTCACGTTTTTTTCTTGTTTGTTTGTTATCACTTTGTAATTCTTTTTTTCTAGATGAACTATTTCTCGAGTTCATATCATCTTCTATTTCTTTATGATGTCTTTCAATATAATCAATAACTTGATTTTCAATTGCCCATTTAAAGAAATTTAATTGACCAAGAGTTGTTTGAATACATTTATCTTCTTCGAAAGGAATACTAATACGTTCCCATCTACAAAAAGGGTCAAAACGTTTTTTTGAATATGCTTTTAATTTTAATTTATAATCAATATATACTTTAAATCTTTTTAATTCATTATTATTATCATTTACAATATTATACAATGTATAATATTTTTTAGAATAATTAGTTGCAAACCAATCTACAATTCGTAGTGATATTTTAGATTCACCATTAATTATTCCTAGCATTTTTTTTAAATTTTGAGGATTTTTACTATAAAAATCTATTAAATTATTATATAATAAATCATTTTGTGATACATATTTATTAGCCATATAATTCTAAATTTAAAATTAGTTTTAAGTTCTTTTAGAACGTCTTATTAATTTTTAATTGTTTTGTAAATTTAAAATTATGCATATTACTATCACGTCTTTTTAAATTACATTCAAAACAAGCAATTACACAATTATTATTTGTATGCCCAATACTATTATTTATTCTTTCTAAAGTCCATTGTTTTTTCTCTCTTATTTTATCATATAAAATCATTATTTCATTTTTACAATAATAACAAGAATATTTTGATGTTAATATCTTTTCTACAATTTCTTCAAGAGAGATAGTATCGGAAATATCGGTTATAGATTTATGTTTTTTATCTTGTTGAATATAACTATTTCTTTTATTTTTTAATTCTTGTAATACTATTTTTTCATAATCATCGTATAAATTATTATTACTTGAATCCATTTTAAAATAGATAGAAGGAATAATATTGCGTATATTATTATTACATTTATCTAATATATCTTTTTTGTCTCTGTATTTTTCTCTTGTTTTTTCTTCTTTATCTGTAGTACATTTTTTTATTTGATATCTATTATTTTTCCCTATGATTTCTATTTTTTTCATGATTTTATATTAATATATATAAAAATTGAAAAATAATAAACACTAACTTATATTTAATAAATATATAAACTATGAATATGAAGACAATTGATAATGATGAAGATACACTAATAGAAAATATATTGTATTTAATGAATAATTTTATTGAATTAGATCCATTAATTGTTTCAAATGAAGATTTTGAAGAATATTTATATAATAATATAAATGAATTATTTCTTATAATCGTTGAGGATTTTAATAAAATAACTAGTTTTCAATCTATTCGAAAAAATTTTAATTATTGGTATAGTTATTGTAAAACAATATTTTATCAAACAATAATTCCAAGAAGATATTATAAAAATACATTTATTCGTTTGACACCAAATATAGAAAAAATAAAAAATAAAATAGATATTTTGAGAAATAAGTATCAACCAGATCAAAGAACGAATGAGTGGTATGAATATAGATATAATTTAATAACTGCAAGTAATGCATGGAAATGTTTTGGTAATGATAGAATACGTAATCAAATAATATATGAAAAATGTAAACCACTTACTATTCATAATGAATATAATGTTAATGTAAATAGTAGTTTACATCACGGACAAAAGTATGAAGATTTATCAGTTATGATTTATGAAAAAAAATATAATACAAAAATAGAAGATTTTGGTTGTATAAAACATGATAAATATAGTTTTTTAGGAGCATCACCAGATGGTATTAATATTGAACCAGAATCACCATTGTACGGTAGAATGTTAGAGATTAAAAATCCAACAAGTCGTGAAATAAAAGGAATACCAAAAGAAGAATATTGGATTCAAACACAATTACAAATGGAAGTGTGTGATTTAAATGAATGTGATTTTTTAGAAACAAAATTTGTAGAATATGATAACGAATACGAATTTAAAAATGAGGGTGGATTTGATTTAAAAAATAAAGAATTCGATGTTAATAATTTGAAAGGAGTAATGTTACATTTTAGTATAAATAATAAAAATAAGTATATTTATGCTCCATTACTAATTAGTGAAGAAGAATTTAATATTTGGTTCGAAAAAATACAAAACGATTATATGAATAAAGAAGAAACAGATAACAATATATATATAAGAACGATATATTGGAAACTAGAAAAATATAGTTGTGTTTTAATATTAAGAAATAAATTATGGTTTGAAGAAGCAATTAAATACATTAATAAAATATGGAATATTGTTGAAAAAGAAAGAATAGAAGGATACGAACATAGACAACCACAAAAAAGAACGAAATCTATTGATATAAATAAAGATAATCCAATCCCAACATTCCAAGAATTTTGTGGAGATAAGGTTTTGATAGATATTTCTTTGAATGTACAAAGTAAATATTCTCTTACTGATATTGAAAAAAACTTTGATATTGATAATTTACAAATTGATATAAGCTTTGATATTGTTGATTGTTGAATAATCTATGTATATATTATTTTTTAATTGACTTAAAAATATATTATTGAATAATATTATAAGATGCAAATATTTGTTAAAACACTCACAGGAAAAACTATTACACTTGATGTAGAAGCAAGTGATACAATTGATAATATTAAAACTAAAATTCAAGATAAGGAGGGAATTCCACCTGACCAACAAAGATTGATTTTTGCTGGTAAACAACTTGAAGACGGACGCACATTAAGTGACTACAATATACAGAAAGAGTCTACACTTCATCTTGTCTTGCGTTTAAGAGGAGGTTGTTAATTATAATAAATAATATTAATATTATTATATATTATATGTTTGATAAAATAGATTTAAAACGTGAAACACCAAAATTTGTAGCTATATTTATATTTATTTTAATTATATCTGGTAATTATCTTGGTGAATTATTTCCATGTAAAGTACAAGATCTATTTACACATAATATTTATGTTAAACATTTTTTAGGATTTGTTACATTAGTATTTTTTGTAACATTAACAGTACCTGAATTAAAAAAATCAACAAATTTAATTAGTGAATCAGTTATGTTATATATTGCGTTTTTATTTTTAACTAATACTTATCATCCTTACTGGTTATATTCTTTTGTTGCTATTGGTGTAATGTATTTAATTGATATATATGTTGAAAATATTAAACATAATGATAAAGAAGATAAATATAAAAAATTTATAGAAAATATTGAATTAATAAAAAAACTAATCATTATTTCTGTTATAATATCTGTTTTTGTTGGATTTATTGTATATTTAGGATTAAAAAAAATAGAATATGGTAAAAAATTTACTTATTTAGAATTTATTTTTGGAAAACCAAGTTGTAAACATTTATCACCGAATGTTCATTCATTAGGAAAGATAATTACATCCGCATTTAAATAATTATATATTATTTTCTTTTCTAATTAAATAATATATATAATAATAATATGAAAATTTCTAATCAAGGTATTTCATCTATATGTTTTTTATTAACAATTTTAGGAATCGTTATATTAACAAGTATACAATTTGAATTAGAAGGATTTGGTAAAGGTTGTCATACAAGAGCTAAAAATAGAAATGATAGTTATTATAAAAATAAATGTACTGTAAATTCACGTGATTTTTGTGGTATGTGGGATATTAATAAACAGAAATGGAATATTGAAGAAAGAGGTTATAGAGATAATGAAACACATAGAAATTATGCATTATATAGAAAACGTTTATTGGAACAATATATGCGTCAAATTCGTAGATGGCAATTTCCAAGTAATACTCCAAGAGATATAATACATTACAGAAATCAATATCGGTGGTATAATAGAAAAGGACATCAACATCGTGTTGCTGCTCGCCGTCATCGTGGTTATTGGAGAAGCTATCACTATAGGGCTGCAAGTCATTATGATCGTTTGAGAAATGAAAGAGGTGGAAGAGTAAATCATTGGGTACATAGTAAAGTAACAGCAATTTTGTCTCACCCACAAAATAACAATTGGTGGACTACAACAAAAGGATGGCAAAATAGAGCAGATTATCATCTTAATGTAATGGGTAATCATCAAAGACAAAAAAATCGTTGGAATAATGAAATGTTAAAACAAGAATGTGATTGGGAACGTTATGATGTGACTAATAGTGGGTATGATAGTAAAAAATGTTGGAATGCTTCTGGTGGAGATAGACATCAAAAAAAGCGTTGTGATAATTTTTGGAAAAATCACTTTCAAGGAAATCTTATAGAAAATGATGGATATTAAATATATATTATTTTATACTTTGTATATGATAAAATAATATTATTGAAAAAAATATATATAATATACATATATACATGAAAATTACAAATCAAGGAATTTCATCTATAATTTTTATATTAACAATTTTAGGAATCGTTATATTAACAAGTATGCAATTTCAATTAGAAGAAGGATTTGGACATGGTTGTCACCCAAGAGCAAAAAACACTAGGGATAGTAAATATAATCAAACATGTACTATAGGCGATAATGGTGATATGTGTCAAACATGGGTTAAAAAAAAACATGAACATAATGTGTCAAATCATCATTCAAATATGCAATCAAAACATATAGGTTATTGTCAATATAGAAAACGTTTATTGGAACAATATAAATTACAACTTCGCAGATGGCAATTTCCAAGTAATACCCCAAAACATATAATCACTTACAGAAATCATTATTGGTGGTATAATAGAAAAGGACATCAACATCGTGTTGCTGCTCGTAGATCTAGAGGTTGGAGAAGAAGACATCACTATAATGCTGCTAGTTATTATGATCGTATGAGAAATAGTAGAGCTGATCTAATTAATAAATGGGTAAATACTAAAATACAACATATTGATACTTGGTGGCCTCAACCTAATAATTGGTGGACTACAATTAGAGGATGGCAACAAAGAGCAGATATGCATACACATCATAAAAAATATTGGGAAGATCGTAAAGATAATGCAAATACTGAAATGATGAAACAAGAATGTGATTGGCATCGTCATAGTCCTGTATCAACTAAATATGATAGTCATAAATGTTGGTATGAAACAAAAGATGGATTAGATAAAAATTCAAAAGAAAGATGTGATAATTTTTGGAATATGCAAAATAATAAAACTTCTTTACAACCATCAGTAGTTTGGATGTAAAAAAATTAAAAATTATTTTATGAAATTAAATTTTAATTTTATAAAATAAAAATATAATATACAAATGAAATTAATATCATTATTAGCAACATGTATTCATATTTGTATTGAAACAAATAATAAAGTATTAAAAAGATTATTATATGATTTTGCAAAAGAAAAAATACCAAAAAATAAATTAATTTTTTTATATATTAAAATAGCATCAATGGACACAAATACAGCTTTATATAAAATAATGTCAAGATGGATTAATAATAATCATGGTATTATAATACATCAAATGATACATCGAAATTTATAAATTATACTTGATTATTATTTTGTAAATATTCACTCCAAGATTGTTTTTTCCCACCATCATAAGCGAAAGCATAATTATTTTCAATTAACCAATCATTTACATTACAAGTCTCATTATCACATAAAATATCAACTAATAGTCTACCATATTTATCTAAATCACCACATTTTAATTTGACTACTTTATTTAATATTTTTTCACGTAATATATCTCTAACTAAATAACCATGTTTTTTTTCAATAGAACATTTTGTTCTAAGTTCAGGTGTATCGATTCGACATAAACGACAATTCCATTTATATAAAACATCATTTAATGGAAAAATAGCTTTAACTGTATCTCCATCATATACAGAAACAATTTTTGCTTCAACAATTTTATCAACTAAACACGTTGAGAATTTAGGAGCATTATTAATATTATCCCAATCCATATTTGAATAATATTAATTATTTCTTTTTAATTAGTTTTATAATTTTATATCATAAAAAGTTTATATAAACATAAATATATTTATATAATTAATGAAAAAAACAATTAATTCTGTCGATATATGTTGTGGTTTAAATTGGGGTGATGAAGCAAAGGGAAAAATAATAGCATATTTATCTAAATATGGAAAATATGATTTTGTGTGTAGATGGGCTGGTGGCAACAACGCAGGACATACAATATATATCGACGGAAATAAATATAAAACACATTTAATACCATGTGGTATATTTTTCAATATACCTTCAATAATTGGTCCAGATTGTGTTGTAAATTTAGAATCGTTTGAAAAAGAATTATTGTATTTAAAAAATAATGGATTTAATATTGATTTAATTAAAATTTCACCAAAAGCGCATGTTGTAACGCAAAAACATATAGATGATGATAAAAAAAATTATAAATCACAAGGTACAACATCAAGAGGTATAGCTCCTTGTTACAGAGATAAATATGCTAGAACAGGTATACAAGTTAAAGATGTAGAACAATTTAATAAATATTTATGGGATGAAAAATTATATGGAAATGTATTATGTGAAGGTGCACAGGGTTTCTGGTTAGATATAACACAAGGTAATTATCCATATGTAACATCAAGTACAACTTTACCTTATGGTGCATGTAGTTTAGGATTTTCACCACATTTAATTAATAAAATATATGGAGCTACTAAAATATATGATACACGTTCTGGTATTGATACTTGTTTTCCTGAAAGTTTATTAGATGATGAAGAATTAAAATTAATTGCCGAAACAGGTAATGAAATAGGAACAACAACAGGAAGAAGACGAAAAGTAAATTGGTTGAATATAGATAAATTAATTCAATCAATTAATATAACCGGAACTACAGATATTATTATATCAAAAGTTGATATATTTGAAAAACTGAAATTATTTAAAATAAAATATAATAATAATATTATTAATTTTGAATCTTTAATCAAATTAAAGTCATTTATAAATGATATTATACTTGAAAATTGTCAAAGCATAAAAAATATGAACAATATAATATATTCAAATAATATTGAATATGTTGATAAATTAATTAAAATATGATAAATTTATGTATAATTATAATTTATTTATAGAATAATATATTTTTTCTAAAGCGTGTTCCATTAGACTTTTACTTATAGTTAAAGGAGGTGTAAATCGAATAGTAGTTCTATTTGTATTTTTTGTCAAAATTCCATTATTTAATAGATTTTGTATTGCTTTATTTGTTAATTCTTCGGTATTAAATTCAATAGCATTTAATAATCCTTGACCTCGAATATCTTTAATTAAATCAAAATTTAAATTTTGTAATTCGTTTCTAAAAAATTTTCCAACATTCTGGGAATTTTTACATAATTCTTCATCTTTTATAATATTTATAGCAGTTGTTGCAATTTTACAAGAAAGAGGATTTCCTCCAAATGTCGATCCATGGCTTCCAGTAGCTATACAATTCATAATTTCACTATTTGATAATACTGCACTTATTGGCATAATTCCACCACTTAAAGCTTTACCCAAACATAAAATATCTGGTTTAATATCATATTTTTTAAAATTATATAATTCACCTGTTCTTCCTAATCCTGTTTGTACTTCATCAGCTATAAGTAATATATTATATTTTTCACATAATTTTTTAACTTCATGTAAATAATTTTCACTAGGTATTATAATACCTCCCTCACCTTGTATGGGTTCTAACATATAAGCTACAATATTTTTGTTATTTTCTAATTTTTCTTTTAATGCCGATATATTATTATATTCAATTAATTCAAAGCCTGGTGTATAAGGACCATAATTATTATAACATAATGGACTAGATGAAGAACTACATGCTGCTATGCTTCTTCCCCAAAAATTATTTTTAGCAAATAATATTACGGCTTTATTTTGTTGAATAAATTTATTTTTATATCCCCATGCTCTAGCCATTTTAATTGCAGTTTCACCAGCTTCAACACCAGTATTTGTAGGTAATACTTTGTCATAATTAAAAATCTTTGTAATAAACTCACTATATTTTGATAATTCCTCTGTATAAACTGCTCGACTAGTAAGTGTTAATTGTGATGATTGTTCGTTTAAAGTATTAATGAGTCTTGGATGACAATGACCTTGATTTACTGCCGAATAACCAGCAATAAAATCATAATATTTATTATCATTTTTATCCCATAAATAAATATTAGACCCTTTTATAAATGTTAAATTTTTTATAGGGTCATAATTATTAGCACAAAATTTTTTTTCATTATTAATTAAATTTTTTGTTAAATTATTTAAAAAATTTTTTTTTGTTTTTGTGTTAGATAGTAATGATATTGTTGATGTTGAATTAATTTTATTCATTTTAATATTTTAAAAAATTAACTTTATATTTTTTAAAATAATATTAATTAATATTATTTGTAACATTTGTAACATATTTTTTGATTTTTCTGCTAATATAAGGTCTCCAAGGTAATATTACATCAATATGTTGATAATTTTCTTTTATTTTTTTTAATACGTATGCTAAATTACCATCGCTACTTAATATGTAAATTTTAGAAGTACAACCTAAACAAACATCTTCCATTATATCAATCATTAGTTCCGTATTGTTTGTTTTAAATGTAATATTTTTAAATTCTTCTTGAAATATATTATCAAAAATTGTAGTGTTTTCTTGATCCCAATTGCCGTACAATTTTATATATGTATTATTAATATTCATATGTTCATCGTTATTTAAGTATGTTGTAATTAATTTTTCTAATAATGAGTCATCATATTTATCACATTCAATATATATATTTTTGTGTAATAATTCTTCATAATTAATTGATGGTTCATCTTCATTAACTTCATCTTCATTAATTTCCTCTCTATTATCTTCATTAATTTCTTCTCTATTATCTTCATCATTAGTATCTTGAAGAATTTTGTCATTTTTATTCATAATTTGTTTAATTTCTTCGTTTAATTTTTCTTCTTCATCAGAATCGCTATTAAATATATTACTAGACATGCAACCCATATTATTATTTAATAAATAATAATTTACAATACAACACATTAAATAGAAATAAAAAGCAAATTGTATATAGTAAATTACATTTATGTTATTAGTCTCAATATTTTTATTAAAATCATTATTATTTAATTCATTATTATCTATTTTTTCATTATTTAAAATACTAATAATTTTCATTATTTAAATCATTGTATTATATTTAAATATTTTACATTTAAAACTATTTGTTTGATATTTTAATCATAACATAATTATCTTATTTTATGATTTAATTATAATTAATTAATATTAAAGATTAAAAACACCTAGTGCTTAATTTGAGTAGGCTAAACCTCCCATACCACTCATGACACGAAGGACATTGTAGTTGGTAGCATAGACACGTACTTTGGCTGTGTTAGTTCCAGATACAGTAGCATTGGAAAGAACAAGTTGAAGAGTAGCGTTATCAATACGGGAGAAATTACAGCTTCCAGATGGTTGATGTTCTTCTGGGCGAAGAGCGAATGAGTATACGTTGATACCGGCATCTGGGGCACGTGTGTGGTGTTGGAATGGTTGAACATCACCGAAGTATGTACCTTCACGTTCTGAGAAACGATCTTGTCCATTAAGTTGAAGTTTGGCAACAACAACTGGATTTTCACCCCAACAATGCATGTCAAGAGCAGATTCACCAAGGACGAATGTAGCAGCATCAGATACACCTCCTGAAGTTGAATTTCCTGTGAAACCATCAACAGTTGCATCTTGGAAGACATCACCAGAAAGGGTTGAGGCAGTTACAGAAGATGTTGTGAAGGCATGTAAGTAGTTAGGAAGAGCATCAACGGCATCAGTGTAATTGAATGGTTGAGCACCATATACTTTGTATAATAATTCACCAGCAGTGTATGAAGCACAGTAATCAACATTGGCATCAGGTTGGACAACCCATACAAGTTCTTTACATGGGTGATTGAAATTTAATTTGATTTTGTTGGAAGAAGATCCAACAGATTCATCACCTGTGAATTGAAGTTGTTCGATTAAGTATTCGTGAGGGTTTTGTGCCATTCTACGACGTTCATCAGTATCTAAGAAGATATAATCAACATATAAAGAAGCAGCAACTAAAGATTGGTTATAAGCAGCTGTTACTTGTTTGTTGGCAGAATCGCTTGAGTCAACAGTGGACATAGCCCATAAACATTCATCAATTGGACGTAAGTCAAGGTTGATTTTGACTTCGTGGTATTGAAGAGCGATTAAAGGAAGGGCAAGACCAGGGTTGCGGCAGTACCAGAATTGAAGAGGAATGTAAAGAGTTGTTTCTGGTAAAGCTTTACGAGGAGCACAAACATTAACTGGGGCATTACCTCCGCAAGGACCGTTAACATCAGCCCAATCTTTATCGACAAGATAAGTCATTTGAGTTGTGTTACCAATCATTTTGAAGTATCCACGTTGTTGTTCAGCAGGAAGAGTAAGTTGACACCAGATGTGCATCCAGTCACCATATTGACGATCGATACGTTGACCACCAATTTCTACTTCAACTTGTGAGATAAGTTGATGACCTGGGAAATCTAACCAACGAGCATATACATTACCATTTGAAGAAGCTAAACCTTGACCGATTTCAGGCATAGTTACTTGAAGATATGTACGGTAAGCAAGATCACCATTACGGCTGATTGTACATGTTACACGACGGCCAAAATCAGCTTGACCATTGAAAGTTTGTTCAATAGATTCCATCGCAAAGTTTGTGTAACGACGATAAGTAACTTTCCAGAAGGTAATTTGAGGATTACCTGTAAGATAAACATCTTGTGCGCCATAGGCTACGAGTTGCATAAGACCACCACCCATTTTTATAATATAGCTAAAGAAAAAAATTTTGAAAAAATGAATTTAATTAATTTAATTATTTAGGAATTTTGTAATTATATTTTTGTTATTAATTATCATTTGTTTTACTAATAAGTTCATGTACATTTGCTTTACTAATATCACTACATTCACATATAAAGTTCTTCAAATAATCTTCAGTAAATATTTCCTTTTTATTTTCATGTTTTTTCCTAAATATGTAATAGTTATCGTTTTTTGATATATTCCATCCATTTTCAAGAGCATTATAAATAAAAATTATCTTTTTCTGCGTTACTATTTCTAAGTCATTAATTACTGTTGTCATTATCATTTAATATGAAATTTAATATTAAAATTTAACTAAAAATATATAAAAAATAAATGATAAATTTATTTATATGCCATCTTTTAAACCAAAAACTAATAAAAAGGTAATAGTTGATGAAATAAAAGCGGCAACATTGGATACAAAACATAATGAAATTGTAGAATCATTTCAAAATGATGAAGAAGAAATAATACCAATGTTAAATGAAAAAATTAATGAATTAAAAAAAATAGTTAAAACACAAAAAAATGACAAAAAAAGAGATACTATTGATGAAATACATAAATTACAAAAAGAAATAAAAGAAATAAAATACAAAAAAAAACAATATTATTTAGATAATTCTAAAATTATTTTTGAATATTTTGAAGAAAAGAAAAATATAGGTTCACAAAATAGTGAAAATACTAAATCATCAAATGTGTTAGATACATTTTTTAAAGTACAGAAGAAAGAAAATAATAATAATTCTGGTATTGAAAAACAAACCAACGTAAAAAAATTTTTCACAAATATAAGTGATGACTTTTTAAATATAAATGATTATATTTTTACAGATACACAATGTAAATATTGTGACAAAGGAGAATTAATCCCTGTTGAAGACGAAGGAATCATGGTTTGTAATAATTGTTCTAGAAATGTACAATTTATAATAGAAACTGAAAAATCTTCATATAAAGAGCCACCAAAAGAAGTATGTTTTTATGCATATAAACGTATTAATCATTTTCGTGAAATATTGGCACAATTTCAAGCCAAAGAAACAACACAAATTCCTGATCAAGTAGTTGAAGAAATTAAAAATCAAATTAAAAAAGAACGTATTGAATTAAAACAATTGACTAATTTAAAAGCAAAAGAAATTTTAAAGAAATTAGGTTATAATAAGTATTATGAACATATACCATTTATCAAAGATATGATCGGTATTAAACCACCAATTATGACACCAGAGTTAGAAGAAACATTATGTAATTTATTTATGGAAATTCAAGCACCATATGCTAAGTTTTGTCCAGATGACAGAGTTAATTTTTTGAATTATTATTATACAGTTTATAAATTATGTGAATTATTAGATCAAAATCAATTTTTGCCCTTTTTCCCAATGTTAAAAGACCGTGAAAAAAAAATGGAACAAGATGTTATTTGGAAGAAAATTTGCGATGAATTGGAATGGGAATTTATCCCTACGATATAATTAATTTTCATTTAAATAAGAATTAATTATAATTATTTTTTAGATTTTTTGGTTTTTTTTGAAACCACTGGTAACCAGCGATTTACACCTTTTGTTGTTGCTTTTACAATATACATTTTACCATCATTCCCTTTTTTTCTTGTTCCTCGCGCACATTTACTTGCAGAATATGGGGGTGATTTACGTGTAGTATATTTCTTTTTTGTTGTTATTTTTTTACATTTTGAAATTCTTTTTCCACCTCTCGTATTTGGCATTATCATCATCTTTCTAATTTCTTCTACAGTTAATGGTTCTTTAGTTGATACTTCTGGTGCTGAATGTGTTCTACTTCTTTTTTTTCCTTTTATTTTATTTTTTTTGTCTTCTATTTTTTTTGTTATTTCATTTTTAAATACAGCGTTATCAAATAATATATCAAATAATTTTGATGGGTCGTTTTTAGTATTTTTTAATTTTTCTGGTGCTTTAGAATAACTGTTTATGAAATAAAATACTGAGAAAAAATTAAATTGAAATTCACCATTTGAATAATTATTATTATTATTTTGATTTTCTATAAATATTTTTTTTAATGATTCATAAGAATCTTTATTATATTTTTTATTATAATTATCTAATAATTCATGTATTTTGTTGTTAAGAATATTATTTTGATTCCAATAAAATAAATAATTTCCATAAAATAATAAACTTAATATTAATACTAATTCCTTTTGTTCGTCTGTTTTTAATGGAGGATAAGCATTATCTTTTTTATAAGATAAACAATAATCACCATCTACATCAATTAGTCGTAGATCTAGTGTACCATCTTCATTTTTACGAATAACAGTATTTTCTGGTTTTATGTCATAACATATTATTTCCAAAGATATTAGAGTTTTAAATAAATATTCTAATTGGTTAGCAATACTTATTTGTTGGTCTGTTGATAATTCTTTACCATTATGATATAAAAATTTAAATAAATCACTATCGTATTTTTCTGTTATCATAATTGGATATATAATACTATCATTATCATAAACATTAACAATATGTTTAAAATATCCATAATAATATATTTTTGGACATATTGCTTTTAAATTACATTGAAACCAATTACTTTCATTTCTCTTTATTTGATTTAGTGTAATATCTCCATCCTTATGTACTATGGCATTTCCATTATTATCGAATTTTCCATAACTGTCCTTTCCTTTACGTATTAAAACGTTTTTATTATGCATAGGATCACCTTCTTTATCTACTTTAACACTAAATGTATTGTTAAAAGATCCTCTACTAAAATAATCTTTATAAGCGTCTAATTTTAAGTGATATCTCTCTAATAAAATATCTAATTTTTTTATTGAATTTTGTTCTAATTTTTCATAGTATTCAAATTTTGTATTATCATATAAACTAGGCATATATATATATAATATTATATAATACTTTATCACTAATTTAATAAATCGTCTCTTTCAATTTCTAACGCTTTAATTCTATCTTCATATTCTTGAAAACGCTTTAAAATTGCTTCATTTTCTATTATTGCTTCATAGAATTCTTTAAAGTTTTTTAATTCATCTTGTAATTTTACAATATATTCAATGTGTTTATTAGTTATAGTTTTTATATTATCAAATGTATTTTCATTTACATTATTTGATACATCAAAATGTGGAAAACAATTATATAAAAAATTTAACATATTTATATTATTATATTTATAAGTTTTTAAATTTATATTACAATTACATGAAATCAAATAAATAATTATTTTATGATTTAAAAGTATATAAATAATAATATTACGAAATGATGATGATGTATGAATATATGGATTATGAAAATGAATATAGCGATAATGAAAATAAAGAAGAAGAAGAAAAAAAATCATATGATACAACGGCGATTGAAGATAGAATTCAAGATATGAAAGAAAGAGGGAGAAATATATTAGTTCATGATTATAACGGTGAAATTATAACATTATGTAATGCAAAAATATGGTATAATTCTGGAGGAGATTATGTTGAACCAAGAAGATTTCACCCTCTACATATAAATAAAAAAAATGAAGAAAATCCATGTTTAAATTTACAAAAATTAGTAATGAAAATATTTTGTATAAATTAAAAATAGAAATATATTGTATGAAATTATATTAATACAATATGTTTCAACTTCCATATGAATTGATTGATTATATATATAGTTTTGATGATACAAATAAAAAAAATTATGATAAAACTGTTCGTGAACTAAATAAAATATTCACGAAAGAAGTAGTAAATTGTTATCCAATTAAAATAAACAATTTTGAGAATTCTCCTTTGTTTGTAGATAGTTTACATTATACAAACTGGTTACTTAATGAAGAAATGAATATAGCAATTTATTATGTAAATAATGCCAAAAATATTTATCATAATAATTTCACAATACATTTGGAAGAATATATTTTGATATCTAATAGTTGGATACCAAATATAAAAGATATTATTAATTTGTGATTTTGTATTCTCCAACTTGAATTATTTTATCATATAATTTAGAATATTCTTTACTATTAATATCTAATTCATCTAATTTAATTAAATCAGCAATTATATTGTTTTCAATATAAATATTTTTCTTTACATGTTCCATCAGTGTATGATTATTTAAAAGTTCATCTATGATTTTTTTTCTATTGACATAATTGTCTTCTTTAATAGGTTTTTTAACGTTGAAAAGTATAAATTTTAGATGTATATTATTATCTAATATGCGATTAAATAATGTTTGATTTTCTTGACAAAGTCTATTAATACAATATTCAGTTAGTGATGAGCTAACCTTATAATTATCATCATACCATTTTACTGAATGTGCCAAATATAAATTTGATAGAATATCAGCCATATCACCAGACAACATTTGTTCTGCTTTTAAGGCACCTCCTTTAAGAGCAATAAAATTAGATAAATTAGCAAATTGTAATGTTTGTTTTTCTAAAACAGTTTTACATTCATAATTAGATAAACTTTTCATATAGAGACTGACACTGTGTTCCATAATTTTTTTGAAATTTTCATGAAAATCTTTTTCATTATTTTCTAATATATTCTCCAATATTGGATATATATGCGGATGACTCTTATTTAATCCTTGTCCAAAAATCATTAAATATTTTGTAAGTGTATTACTACCTTCAACTGTAATACCAATAGGAGCAGCACGATAGAATTTTTCAAGAAAATTTGTTTCACCTAAACAAATAGCACCACCAGCATGTATATCCATTGCATCATTTAAAACATCACGTGCTCGTTCTGTTGTTTGTTGTTTCATAATAGCAGAAATAACACCAGGTTTTTCGCCATTATCTAATAGCGTATTTGTTAATTCAATACTAGTTTGTATAATCCATGTATTATATATCATATCAACCAACTTATTTTGTATACCTTGCATTTTAATTAATGGAATTTTAAATTGTTTTCTATGTTTAGTATATTGTAATACACCAGTCATAGCAACTTTAGAACTAGCATTAGCTGTAGCAGGCAAACAAACACCTCTTCCAGCAGCTAAACACTCCATTAACATTTTCCAACCATTTCCTGCATTTTCTTCACCACCAATAATATTTTGAATAGGTATTTGAATAGAACCTTTTAAAGTACCATTAGGAAATCCAGCATTCAAAGGATTATGGTATGTTTCTTGTTTTAATCCTAATTGTTTACTCTCTAATAATGCTAATGTAACACCTGAATTACCATTATCTAATAATTCATATTTATCGGTTAAATTAAATGCTATACCTATAAGATTAGCAACAGGAGCTAAAGTAATATAACGTTTATTTATAACAACATTAATTACTTTTTTACCATGCTCATTAATAATAATTTCACCTTCATCAATTGAACCAGTAGCATCTGATCCATTATTTGGTCCAGTTAATCCAAAACAAGGAATAAACTCACCATTAGATAACTTTGGTAAATAATATTCTTTTTGTTTATTCGTACCGTAATGTTGTAATAATTCTCCAGGACCAAGAGAATTAGGAACCATAATAGCAACACCAAGAGCAGGATTTTGTGAGGAAATTTTCGTCAAAATTGCAGATAATTCACTAGTGGATAAATTATATCCATCATATTTTTCATTAATTATAAAAGACAAGAATTTTTCTTTACCAATATAATTAAATATTTCTTGTGATTTATTATTAGGATAAATACATTGTTCATTACCATATTTGCGAAGTAAATTATTTACTTTTTCATCATCTATTTTTTTTTCATATATAAAAGGTTTTGGATAATTAACCTTTCCCTCAAAAATATTTCGATCAATACACGTTGTACCACTTTTCAGTGCAATTAACTCAGTATCAGATATTTTTGGTATTATTTTTTTTACATTATTAAAAATGTATTTACGAAGCATTTATATAATAAAATAATTTATTATTTAAATGATTTTAACAAAAAAAATCTGGCATTAGATCTTTTTCTTTTATATCTTTATTAATTCTATATTGTTCAACATCAATATCTAATGATGATAATACTTCATCATCTATAAAATTTTTTCCATTACAAATAGAAGGATCAGCACATAATATATGCTTTGCTGCTTGTCCCATTATTTCTGGGTCTCTTGAAATATTGACCATTTTATCACCGCCTAAAATATTTCTAACAGGAGCTGTGTTGATTGTAGTTCTTGGCCATAATGTATTAACACCTACATTTTCAAATTCTTTATTCCAAAATTTGGCCATTAATGACATATTGAATTTTGATATACTATAATATAAATGATTAATCCACCAATCATCTTCATATAACATATCAATAGGTGGAGCAATAATTAACATAGAAGGATTATCTGAATTTTTTATATATTTTAAACTTTTTTGTCCCATAGCGAAGGTGCCATTAATATTTACAGAACTCATTAATTCAATCTCTTTTTGTGTTTGATTAAGAGTATCATTTAAACATAAAGCACTTGCATTTAAAACAACACCATCTAATCTACCATATATATCAATTGTTTCTTGGATAGCAAAATCTATTTGTTCAGGTACTCTAATATCACAAGCAATTCCAGTACAATTAGGTTTTTGACTTATTTCACTAATCATTTCTGCAGCACTAAAAATGGTATTTTCCAGTTTAGGATGGTTTGTTTGTGTTTTACCTGTAATAGCAACATTAGCACCCATTAATGCCAAATTTTTTGCAATATTAAATCCAATGCCTCTTGTACCACCAGAGATTAAATAACATCTACCAGTTAAATCATTTAACTTTGGTTTTAAAGTTAAATCCTTTTTAATAGATTTTAAAACATAAGCATAATTTTTTTTAATATTATTCATTCTAATAAATATTAAAAAAAGTATTTATATTATTTATATTATTTAAATTAAAGTTTACAATTACTAGGTCTATTAGTTACTTTTGGTGGTACAACATAACCGCCATTTCTTACTTTTTTTAAGTGTGAATTAATATTATTATTTTGTGTTGTACTACTTTCTTCATTAGCTCTACTATTATTTACTTTTCCCAAATTATTAGCATTAGTTTTTAATATTCTTGTTCTCATACTAGAGTCAATTTGATTTAAACCATTAGATAATCTCATTATATATTATATTGTAAGATTAAAATATCATCCAAATTTAAATAACTAAAAATTTTATTATATATTGCTTTTTCACTAAATGATATTCCTATTAAATCTATTTTTTTTTGTAAAATAGATGTTATCTCTTTTCTATTTTTAATATACATTTTTAAACAATTTGCTTTAAAAATATTGTTAGTGTATTCATAATCAGTATAATCAACAAATATGTTAGGCAAAGAATAACCACTCCAAGTACCAATATTAATTATATTTTGTAAATCATTTTTGTTATCTTTATCTTTGAACTTATGTTTTTCTTTAAAAGAATCTGGTAAAACAGCTAAAACAGATGTCATATTTAATTTAAAAATGAATATTTTACTTCTATATTTAATCAATTTTTGTTTTAAATATTAAATAAATTTATATTTAACATTTAATTATTGTTTAGTTTATATGATAATTGACTTATCTTCCGGCAGGGAAACCAACTAAGTTGGCACCAATACCTAAACCGGCACCACTACGAGCAGATACACCCATTGATGGGATATATGTATCTAAGATGCTGAATGTGGCAGCAGCAGTTAATGAAATAAGGGCAATTTCTTCTAATTTAAGGCTTTGCTTAGGGATGGCAAAAGCAGCAATACCTACCATTAAACCCTCTACTAAATATTTAATCAAACGTTTGAGTAATTCTCCAAGGTCTAACATTTCCATTATAATATTATTAAAGAAAAAAAAAAAGTTTGTAGTCGTATTTTTACTAAATATTATAATAAATAATTTACTTAAACAAATAATTAATTATTATACAAAATGGAATTCAATAATTCTACTAAAGCTGATTTGTTAGACGAGGATAAAACAATTGCTGGGCAAAAATTTGTATGTGTGTCATTTGTATCACCTGAAAACATTTTAAAAAAAAAAGAAATGTTTTGTTTTGACCAATTTGTTAAGATGTGGGATATGTCTAAATCCTTAGAAAAATTTCAAGTATTTCTTAATTTTATCAGTTACAAATATGATATTCAAAGTGACAATATCATGAATGATATGAAAGATTTTTTAAAAGATGAGAAGGAAACTATTCCTCAATTTTCTGTTTATGATGATTTTAAAACATTTATGGATAATAAGGAAGAAGAGTTAGAAAAATTATTTAATAAGGAAAATAATTTTCAGACTAATGTTAGGGGAATTAAAATTCGTGGTTCATTTCCTACATTAGAAGAAGCACAAAATAAGGCCAAAGAATTAAGAGAAAATGATCCAAACCATGATGTATTTGTTGGACCAGTTGGTTTATGGATGCCTTGGGAACCAGATGCTTATAAAACAGGTAAAGTAGAATATCTAGAAAAAGAGTTAAATGATTTAATGCATGAAAAAAAAGAGAATGATGCTGCTGCAAAACATGAATTTGATCAACGTGTAAAAGAAAGTAAAGAGAAGGCAATTGAAGATAATATTAAAAAGGCAGAAGATTCAGGTAACGTATTAACACAAATAATGAATGATGATGGTAATCTTGTCAATGTTAGAGAAGTAGATTATGATGCTATTCCTGATGAAGATGTTATTTTACCATCTGAAATGGATGAAAAAAGCCAAGCAGCAATATCTGAAAAAACATCAGCGGACATTAAAGAACAATTATCTAATTTAAGTAATGTAGATGTTAAAGAAAAATAATTCTAAAATAAATATATAGTTATTATAATATGTTTATTAGAAAATCAGTTGTAATAATGATATGTTGTATTCTTGGATTATATTTATTACCAGATGATAGAGGAAAAGTATTTGCATTAATTCCATTAATAGCAGCAATTGTTTTTAGTTTTTTAAAAAGTTTAATAACAGGATTAATAGCTCTTATTATAATAGGAGGTATTTTATTCTATAGATTTTTCCCACCTGATGCGGTAAAAAGTGAAGCTGATAGTGATGAGAATGCTAGTTAATAATTTTTTAATATAATTGTGTATAAATAATTATATTAAATGCTTTAATACGTTATTGAGTTACCATTTTGATTTTTTAACATTAATTCTAGGACCTTTACTTCTTTTAGTATGAGCAGAAGGATCATATTGTTCTTCTTCATCATCATCAGCTAAATTTTTTGATATTTCCCAGAATTCTTTTGAACCTAATTTAAAATTACCATGTGGTTCAGCTTTATACCAAAAAATTTGATCTTGTAATTTATTCGATTTACTATTATTATTAATTACTAAACATTCATAATTTTCAGTACATTGATCCATAACTTGACAAAAAGATTCAAAAGTTGGAAACATACCAGCATAATTTTCATAAATTCTTTTACGATTAGCGATATATGGTTCTCTTAAAATAAATACATAATCTATATTTGTTCTTAAATTTGGAGGTATACCTAATGGATATTGCATTGTAATAATTAACATAATTTTCCAATGACGACCATTCATGAAAAGTAATCTCATCATCTTGTCTCTAGTCCATGAAGCATCATACATACAATCATCAAGAATTAAAAAAGTTCTTGGATCAATTGTACTACGTCGTCTCATTTCTTGTTCTTTTTTTATTTCTTTTAATACACCTCTTTGACGTTTTAAAACATTTTCAATAATACCTGTATTATATTCATTATGTATAAACAGTTTAGGAACATGATTACCATAAAAACCATTACCTTCTTCTGTTCCTGAAATTACTGTACCTATTGGTATACTTTGTTGATAATATAGTAAGTCTCTAACAAGAAAACTTTTACCTGTATCTCTTCTACCAATCAACACAATTACTGGACCTTTATTTTCATCAGGTTTAAAACTAATTTGTTTCATATCAAATTTTTTTAATTCAAGAGACATTATAAAAAATATAGAAATTTTTTTAATATAAAAAACGAATAAATTTCTAAAATAATTAGTTATAATTATTTAATTATAAAGTTTACTATTGCTAATAGTAATATGTCAGCAAAATTATCTGTAGATAATATTTCTAATTTTATGAATTTAGACAATTGTAGTGAATATATACCAATTTATGATTTATTAAATAATGAATATATATTCAATATTGATAATAGTAATAGTATAATTATAAATAATTGTAGTAATTATAACATTCTAGAATGTGAAGAAAATAACGAGAAAAAAAACATTTTTTGTAAATTTGCTCCAATTGTTAATTATACAAAATATTTAGCGGGAAAATTAGAAAATGAAGACATAAGTATTTTACCAAGTCAAGAATGTAAAAATGGAGTTTGTTGTGAAAAAATGATGCAAAAACATAACGCAGCATATGTAGATTGTTTATTTTATTATTTAACATCAAAAAGTAAGAATGTAGATAATTTCATACATGGATTAGATTTTTTTGGTTCTTTTATTGGTATTAATAAAAATTATAAAATTAATATTGGTGATGATATGGATGTATTGATTGAAAGTGAATATTTTCATGAAAATATTGATAAAAAATACACACTTGAAAATATAGAGGATGTATTTTGTGAAAATACAAGTGGAAAAAATAAATTATCTCTCCAATTTTCGAATGAAAGCATTGAAATAGAAAATTTCAATATTGAAAATTTAAATGATATTCAAATAATAACTAATAATGAATTTAATAGAGATAGTTCAGAGAACACAATCAATGAGTTAAAGGATAATGAAATAATTATAAATGGTGAAATAAAAATACATGATAGTGATAATAGTGATACAACTATAAGTGATGATGATGATGCGTTATCAGAAAAATTAACAATTGAATCATTAGACGATAATGATAGTTTAATTATATCAGGTAGTGGTAGTGATGATGATAATTCATTACCCGAATGTTTAAGTGATAAAGAAAATGAAGCAGATGATGAAGAAGAAGATGATGAAGATTATGATGAAGAAAGTGAATGTAATATAATAGCAAACATATATAATTTTCCAGTGCAAGCAATTTTATTAGAGAATTGTTGTGAAACATTGGAAGAATATATGATTAAAACAGATGAAATAAGTATTGATGAATGGAAATCTATATTTTTTCAAATAATTATAATGTTATGTTATTATCAAGATAAATATTCATTTACACATAATGATTTACATACAGGTAATATAATGTATAATGAAACAGATATTGAGTTTTTATATTATAAATATAAAAATATTTGTTATAAAGTACCAACATTTGGAAAAATATATAAAATTATAGATTTTGGAAGAGCTATTTTTACATATAATGATACAATATTTTGTAGTGATGCTTTTAGTCGTGGAGAGGATGCTGACACACAATATAATTGTGACCCATTTTTTAATGATAAAAAACCTAGAATAGAACCTAATTATAGTTTCGATTTATGTCGTTTGGGTTGTTCGTTATTTGATTTTTTTATTGACGCAATGGAAGAAATAGATGAATTAGTAGAATCTAACCCTATTATATCATTAATAGTTGAATGGTGTCAAGATGATAATTTTAAAAGTGTATTATATCGTAAAAATGGCGATGAACGTTATCCAGAATTTAAATTATATAAAATGATAGCACGTAATGTACATAGACATATTCCTGAGATTCAATTAAAAAAAGAACTTTTTAAAGATTATGTGACAGAAAATATTGATCATAAACAAATGATGATTTTTTAATAAAAATTGAATTTTTGATTTAAAATAATATTATAAATATAAAATATAATATGATTTTTCAAAATACATTTTGTAAAAATTTAATTAAAAGAAATATTAGAACATTTTCCAAAGATACTAGTTATAAAAATAAATTAACTTATTTTCATAAAAATATTCAAACTAGTAAAAAATATAAAAATACATCTTATAAAAATCAAGTAGAAAATATGAAAATAAATAAAACAGATATGTATGATATGTATAGACACAATATAACATCATATAAAGATAAATTAAATAATAAAAATAATCATGAAGATGAAGATGATGAAGAGGAATATTATACTAATAGAATAATTAAAAATGGAGGGTTATAATTCAAATAATAAATAATTCTATATATATAATTTTTTTTCATAACACATGATATTATATTATTATTATATAATATAATATAATATGAATATGAAAAATATGAAAGGTGGTGCAATAGTATTACCAGATAAATTTAATATACATGATTTAATTCAAAAATATAAAGACACAATAAAGATAGAATCATTTGGTGGAAGTAGTATAGGTGGTTATTTATATAAATTAATTTTTCAGGATATTCCTCATAAAGAAGAAATAATGTCAATAAATCCTGGTGAAAAACATGATTATAAAATAATATCAAATGTTAGTGAAATAATATTAAAAATTGTACAAATTCGCTCTCATTTTTCAAGTGTATCAATGTATAATAAGAAAGAAGTAGTTACAAGAGGTGATTTTGTTGAAGAAGTACAAATACAAAACGATATTTATAATAAAAGTATGGATACATTTTGTGAACCAATTTGTCCTAATATTATAGCAGATGAAATAATTTATATATCAGGTTTAACAGACCCTAATAATCTTTTAAATATTCTTAATGAAATATACATTAACCAAAATTCTACTGGATTTACTAGTGAAAGTCTTACACCATTCTTAGATGATAGTACGCAACGAGATATTGGTGGTGTAGGTTTAATTTTTATGGAATCAAAAACAGATTGTAAACCTATAGCTAGTTTATGGAGTACAGATCAAAGTGATTTTACACCGAATGATGTACATATAATAACAACTCAAGAACAACGAATAGTATTAGATAATTTTATATTTCAATTGATTAGATTAGCAAATTTAGGTTATTCACATAGAGATCCTCATTTAAATAATGCATTATTTATTAAAAATTATAATTATATTGATGATTATAGAGTATATTTAATTGATTTTGGTAGAACACAACTAAAAGATCCAATAGATTTAACTAGACTGGATTTAACTAGAAGAACTAGTGATAATGTTTTTTATATGTTCCACGTTGCACCAAGAGCAAGAGATTTCTGGTCTTATCAAACAACTAAATATTTATTTAAATATATTTCAGTTCATGGTGAAAACGAAGATATGGTATTTAGAAATAAACCATTAGATATTAAAGATTATGATCCTGGCAATATACAAAAATGGTATCAAAATAAGTTAAAAAAAAATGATATATCAAAGAAAATATTTTTAGAAAAATTATATAAAATAAATTTTTTGGACTTTTTTAAAAAATTAAAAAGTACACATAGTAAAGTAATAAGTGATACAAGATTAGATGATTCGCATTTAATTTTTAGTAAATATGGAATGTATCCTGTATTATTAGGAATTCCAGAAGATATAGTTTTAAAAGTAAATACTGATATTGATGGATTGATTATAGATGATCAGGGTATAGGTTTATATATTAATCCTACAATAAAAAACTACAAAATGGATTTAGTAAAAGTTATTAGTGAATACGAAGATATATATAGTATAACAAGTTTTTGTAAAAATGAAGAAATTAATGATAATGTACATGCCATCGATCAAGATGAAACAGCATTTATATGGATAATAGGAATGGCTGATGATAATATACTAAACATATATTTTATGGAAATTAAATCTGGATGGAGACTGGCTAATAATCATATAGTATTATCTAGTAAATTTAAAATAAAATCTTATTATGCTGCTGGTGAAATGAAAGCAAATAAAAAAGAAAATACTCTAACATTTAATCTTTTTAGTGATAGTGGTTTTATGAAAAATCCTCATATTATACGCGAAATAGATAAATTACGTGAAAACATATTAATACCTGTTATTAAAAATAAAACAAAACATTCTAATATATTATTGGATGAACAAATTACTGATTTAGATATATCATTATTTGACAAAAATTTCTGGTTAAAAGATAATAATATAAAATTAAAACAAAATCAATATCTGTTTTTAGGTCTTACAAGTTATATTAGAGATAACTATGGTGGTTTTGTATTATTTGCAGGTTATAAAAAGGAAGTTTATGATAAAGAATTCGATACTTCTCCAGACTTAGGAGGAAATGGTAAAAATAATAAAAATGACAACAATAGTAAATCTAAATTAATAATAACAAAAGATAAAATAAGCACAAATATTGTAAAAGAATTACAAAATGGATTAAAAAATGAAAAAGTAAAACAAAATATTTTATTTCTAGAAGGATTAATTAAAGGATTAGGATCAAACAGTGAAACTAATAACAATAACAATAGTGTAAACAAAGAAAAAGACGAAGAGAAAGTAAATTTAAATGAATATAAAAAAAATAATTTTGGTAAAAATTCCTCATTAAAATTTGGTAATATTCAAGAAAATCCTCAAGATAAATCTAATAAATATGGTGGTAAAAAAAGAACAAAAAAGATAAAAAGAAAATTAAAAAATAAATCAAAGAAAAGTCTAATAGGAAAGCAAGATTTTGGAAGTTGGAAAAATGGTTCTTCTGTATTCAAAGATAAAAAAGGATTTTATGTTGTTCAATGGAATCCAAAAAAAAATGAAGAATATAAAAAATATTTGACAAAATGGAAACCAAAAATGTTACAAAAACAATTAACATTAAAAAACAAAAAATGGACTATTACAAAATCAAAAAAAATCAATAAATAAATGATAAAAAATAACATGTAAATGTATTTAAATACACTTACATATTATAATAAAATGAACTTTACTATTTTTTTACTTCCACTTATACAAATAACACAATTATTAAATCCTGCAATATACACAGATTTAATTATTAGAATATCAAACACTACTTATGCTTTAACTGAATATATGAATAAAGAATCTATAAACATGATAAATATATATTATCCAATAATGAGCGATGATATGCTAGATAAAATGTATGACAATGACGAAGAAATTATTGAAAAAATAATAAAAGATGACAGCGATGATTGGATGATTTAATTATTCTATAATTTCATCAACCAAACCTAATTCTAAACATTTATTGGCATCAAACCAAATATCATGTTTCAATATTTCATCTAAATCAAAATGAGTGATTTTGGTATTTTTATAATATATGTTTTTAATTAAACTCATTAACATATCATTATTTTTCATATCATCTTCCATTTCATGATATTTACCTTGTGTTCCTGTTGATAATTGATGAATAAGCATAATAGAATTAGGTGTAATGTATCTTCTCTTCCCAACAACACTAATTAATGTAGCAGCACTTGCTGCATAGCCATCAATATAAGTATTAATATTAACAGGTGAATTCTTAATAATATCAACAATATATAATGTATCTAATAAAGAACCTCCATAACTTTGAATATGTAAATTGATATCAGGAGCTTTTGTATTAAATTGAGTTGCAAACATTTTACCATTCATTATTAATTCATTTAAAATATCTTTCAATGATTTTGCTGATTCAGCATTTACATTACCATAAAAATATATGTTGTTATTTTGACTTTGAACATGTGTAGTTTCTACATTTTGATAATTAGAAGGATTTATATTATCTGCTAGAATAGGTGATGTTAATAACTGTAAATTTAAAAATGAAATTGCTATATTTTTTGTCGTTTTATTGAAGCTCAAACAATTATTTAATAATAAAAAAAACAAAAATATTGAAAACATTAATATAAATTATTAAATATTTTATATTAATTTTTATTAAATATTATAAATAATAAACATTTTTTCTATTGTCATCACTAAATGAAATAAGACATGATAAGAAACCCATTTTTTATTTTTTATATAAAATAATTGATTAGAATAATAATATAAATAAATTGATAAAAAAAAGCCAGGATAGCAAATAGCAATATGTAATTTACTAGTTATATAGTAAAATCCATGTAATGAAAAAAATATAAACGCAAAAATAGCATTAACGATATCTATTTTTCTTCTTAATGAATATCTTGCATTTCTCCAAAAATTAATAGAAAAAAATGATGTAATAATAGAAATAAATGATAAATAATATATGTTTTTATAATACGCATATATTGATGGTATTAAAAATGTAGTAGAAGAAGCAACTATCCATTTTGTTTGATCCCATGGAGCAACTAATTTATATTTATTATAAGACATTTATTATTATTATATTATAAATAATAATAAAAACTGTTTAAATTAAAAATCAGGTGTATTAGTGAATACTTTTGTAATATTACTTGAGTCACCAGATAATGATGATATTTGATCATTAGCAAAAACACCAATACAAGCACTAAAAAATACAACAATTGAATCTCTAAATATATGTTTTAATGGCTTTACATTTTCTTCATCATTTTTTGCGAATGATTGTGCTTCAATAAATTTTAAAGCAATAAAAATAAATGTAATTATAAAAGCAAGAACACATAGTTCGTTATTTGTCATTAATTATAACATATAAATGGTATTTGTATTTTTAACGAATTTAATTTAAAATTTCAACGTCTAATCGAGGATTTGAATCATTTTTATCTTCATCTAAATTATCTATTTCTAAAAATACAGGATCTAAAGTTTCTTTAATTTTAATTTTTTCTTCATCAAAGTTATTTAAATCTTCATCGCGTATTTTAGTAATTTCTTCTATTTTTTGAATAGTTGAATCGCTATTATCTTCATTGAAAGAAACACTTATTTTTTCTTTATTATCTTCATTTTTCTCTTCATTTTTCTCTTGAGTTTTTTTTATTTCTTCTTCAACTTTTTCTTCTTCTTCTTTAACTTCTTCTTCAATAGGAATTTTTTGATCAATGATAGTTTCTTCAACATCTTCTTCTTGTGTTTCATCTAAATATGTTCTTAAAATTTCTTCAACAGGCATATTATCACGAATGCTATTTAATATACATTCTTGTACAATTATTTCAAATTCACGATTATGTTTTTGTTTTTGTAGAGGAGAAACATTTTTATCATATAAATAAATATTTGTGTACAATTTTCTAGCAACTAAAACATATACTTTATGAATAAAATCATCTAATTTTGGAATATTAATATTTATTTTTTTTTGATTTTTACCTGCTCTAATACAAGTTAATGATTTTAATTGTATAACATGAACACAAGTTAGCAAATCTTCAATATAACTACAAGAACTTCTTTCTATAATTCTTTGTTTTTCTTTTGAAATAACATTGGCATTCCATTTTGGAACTCTGCTGATAAAATTTTGAAATGTCATAAGATATTTTTCAGTTTCATCATTCTCTTCACATAAAGACCATGACTCCTGAAATATTGAATTACAACCTTCAATAACTAACGGTGTTAATATATTAATGAGTTGAGAACACCATTCATTACGAGAATCTTGCAATGTTGCTAAAGTAAAATCGTCCATAATTACTATTTACATAAATAAAACATAATCTAATTTACAGCTTGAACGAATAAGTAATAAATTACAGGCGATAAATAATATCATTCTTTCAGATCTATAATTTTTTTGTATTTCATTTAATATTATTAATATTTCATTTTTATTTTCATAATTAGATTTTCTAGTTTCAAGAAATTTTATAATATCTAAAATAGAAAATCCCTTATTATATAATTTTTCAGTAAATTCAATAATATTTAATTCGCTTTTATTTTTTTCATTACTAATTAATTTATATAAATTATTTGTTTTTGCTTTATCTATTTTTTCATTTTCATATTTTTTAAATATATGATTGTATAAATTTATCTTATTATGATTAACAATAGGATTTGGAACATAAATTTCACAAAAACGTGATAAAATAGGTCTTAATATTTTATTTTTATCTTGTATTATTAAAATATATCTTGTCGTATTACTAAATAATTCAATACTACGTCTTAAAGCAGATTGAGCATCATTTGTTAATTGATCAGCATTCAATAATAAAATTGTTTTAAATAATTTTCCATTTCTTGAATCAATATTTGTTTTTGCAAAAAATTTTATATCATCTCTAACAAATTTAATACCTTTACCATGAGCACAATTTACATGCATAATATAGTTTTTTTTAAATAATGGATCATTTAATAATTCAGTACCATAAATTTTATTTAAAAAATCATAGACTAAATACTTTTTACCAGAACCATAATCACCATGAAATAATAAATGCGGTATTTTTTCATTTTTAATAAAGTAATCTAATTTATCTTCTATTTGTTTATGAAATTGCATTAACTAATAAATAATTTATAATATTATTTTTAAATATAAATAATAACATTATAAAATTAAATTAAACAGTACTATTTAAACTGTGTGTAAAAGGATTAGATTTAAAAGCTGATAAAAGACCAGGATCAATTCTATTACTATTCATTTGTTCATCTTGTCTCTCATTATAATGAGGTTGCATATCAGTTATTCCTTGTGTTTGTGCTGATGGAGGAAGTTGAGACATATTATTTGGTACCCACATTCTATTATTCATTCTATCAGTTTCTAATTTAGAAACATTAACATTTACGTTATTATTAAATACATTACTATTTCCATTAGGAGCTCTACCAGTCAAAGTATTTTGTTTATTAGTATTAATTTCTTGTGAATAAGTTGAATCATATAAATTAATACCTTCATGTTTTGCTGCTCTTACACCACTATAATAACGTGTAGTTTCTTGTCTATTACTTGGTTGTGCAACAACATTTGAAACATTATAACCACCTTGATTTTGTTTTTGAACATTAAAATGATCTTTCGATCTAGCATACATTTGTCTATTTGTAACAGGTGTAACATCATTATCATTATGTACATAAGTTGATGGTACAGTTGATCCAGCATCACCATAAGGTCTAGCATTACCTATTACATTTTCTTTTCTAGATGGTTTCATTACATCAATTAATGGAGCTATAGCAGCACTTAAAGCACTACCAACATTTCCAAATATATGAGATTCTGATTCAGTATCACGATTTGTTAAATAGTTTTTAAAACTTTTAACATTGAAATCATTAGGATTAGCACTATTTTGTCCTTTTGCTGTAACTATTGGTAAATTTGTAGATGAATAATTATTTCTATTAGATTCACTGTAAGTGTGATGGGTATATGTTACACCATCTGCGCCAGTAGTACCAGCATTACCTACATATTCACTATTAGTTTCAGGTCTATTTACAAATTTTTCATTTATCTTTGGTCTTAATGTTCTACCTTGTTCAAGACCAGTTGTTGTAAATAATCTATCTGAACCACTTTCGTAATATCTATCTGGTAGATGTTTTTCAACTTTACCAATTATATCAACTGGTCGTGTATTAGGATTAGATAATTTTTTATTATAATAACTTGCTGGTCCTTGATGATCTTTAAGTGAATAACTTAATTTAGGATTTGTTCTAACTCTTAGTTCATCTACATCTTTAGGCTGCCATAATTCACGACTAGTTACACCAGAATTAAAACCATTACTACCTTCAGTTGTAAAACCTAAATCAAGACCAGGAGCCACTTGTTTTGATTCAAATGGTTTATAATTAGAAAATTTATTACTTTCGTTTACTCTTGATTGATAAAAATCACTGGCATTTGGAGCACCATTAGCGAAATTTAAATTATCAATAGGTTTAAATAAAGGAGCTTGCTCTGTTTTTCTTATTTTCTGTGATCCTACACCAGTTTTGTTATCTAAAATAGATTCACTTGTATTTAAATTGTTTGATGTGCCACGAATTTTTGCACCGAAAAAAGGTTGCATATTATTATGTTTAAATTTATCATCATTAATTGGTTCACCTGTTAATGAATAATTTAATCTTTTAGTACGTTTTACAGGATCTTCATTAACATATTTTTGTTTTTTACCATTATAATAATCATCCCTATGAAAATTGTTACTAGATAATTCATGTGAATTGTTATATTCGGTATGAGTATAATTTTTTGTATTTTCAGGATCAATTAATTGATCTTTAATTTCATCTAAATTTTCAAAATTTTCTATATTTTCATCATTATTTTTGGTTGCAACGTATAAACCCGATATGGCGACTAAAGGTATTATTACTTCCATTATATATAATATACATTATATAATTTTTACAAATAAATCTAATTAAACAATTGTTTTTATATGAATAGTATATGAACAATAATAAAGTAGATTATTTTACAGAAAAATTACGTTTTATTAAAGGAATGCCAAAAAATAGAAAAAAAAATTTTAAATCAATTTATGTACATAATTTTCAAGAAGAAGAATCTAAAGAATTATCTAATCATTTTGAAAATGTAAAATTAATTAGAACAAATAATGAATTTGGTCATGAATACATTTTAAATTCATTAAATACTTTTGATTTAATATTAATTAATAATATTCTTGATGGTCATATTAATTATGATTTATTGTATTCTTTATTAGATATACAGAGTGATAATGGTGAATTATGGATTTTTTGTAATAAAACTAATAAAATAAATGGTGATTTTAATACAAAAGAAATAATTGATATATGTCATAATAATGATTTACATTATTATAAATGTTGTACACAATCAAAATTAAAACCAATAGATGTTATAATGATAAATAAAGAAAAAAATATATCACTATTTAAATAATGAACGAAATAATGAAATTAAATCCATTTAATTTATTGCCAGAAGATGTAATAAATATAATAATGGAATTTTATTGGAAAGATATATATACTAATAAAGTGTTAAATGAATTAATAAGTCCTTGTATAACATGTGATAAAATTTACTTATATATGTGTAGATATGGTATATTTAATGTTGATATGGGTCCAGGGAATCCTACAGATAAATTACATTATCATTATTATCTAATACATAATAATGAATTAAAAAATATTATTAATAAAAAACAGGGCATTTTTCTTTTTAGCAAAACAAATTCATACGAATGTTATAAAAATATTGTATATTTGTTAAATTGTGGAGTATTAAATAATGTTGATGAGAGATATAAATATGTATGTGCTTTTTATTTATTATTTTCAAAATTAAGTCATAATTATAATACTTTAAAATATTTTGAAAAAATATCTAATTTTAAATAATGAAAAATTTATTTATCAAAAGGAATTTGTTTTCTATAATCTTGAATACCTCCTGAATATTCATTTATATTTACAAATCCTTTTTTCATTAATTCTTCTATTGTTAATTCTGAGGCATTACATTTATCATGAGCACAATATGTAATAATAGGAATTTCTTTAATGTCTATTTTTTTATTTGTAATATATTTTAATAATTTAGGATAGTGTAATTTAACAACGTCTAAAAACCAATTATTTAATTCTTTTTCTTCCATTTTTTTAACATCTTTGTGAAATAAATTAAAAGAGTTTGGAATATGATCTTTTGCAAAATAATTAGAAGGTAAAGCATTAATAATAACATATAAACCTGTCTTATAGTAAGACTTAAATTTTTTAAAATCGTATTTACAAACAACTATTTTTGTATATATTTGACTATCCCATTCATCATCATTTTCTTTTTTTATAACAAAATGTAAATGTCTAAAATAAGTTTTTGTTTTTTTCCCTTTTACTTGTGCTTTATAAACTTGTGGACATTTAAACATAAAAGTAACATTACCATTTGAATCAACTTTTGAAACACCATGATTATCAAAATTATTATAAGCTTTTTTTGCTTCATTAATTAAAGGTGATGTATTTTGTTTTTCATCAGCAGCCCAATACAATAGTTTTTTTGAAGCAAATTTTTTACCAATATTAAGTTTTACTTTAACGTCACTATTTTTTGGTACATGTAAATTAAAATCATTGTAATTATTAATAAATTCACTAACATAATCTTTTTTTGAAAGCCAAGTAGGTTTCATATCTTGTCTAGATTTTATTACTTTGTCAATACTAAAATCTAAACAACTAGCACATATAGATTTATCTTTATCAGTCATTTTATATATATAAATTTCTAAAAAAAAATAAAAATATGATTATTAATTATAATATTGATGATTTTTTTAATAACTTCACTTTTATTTTATATATTTTTATTGAAAAAATTGAAACAACAAAATATAAAATTTGGTCTAAATTATAAAAATGAAATTAAAAACAATTATTTTATATGTGATGAACCTTTATGTTTATAAATTTATTTAAAGAATAACTATTAGTTATTATATAAAATGAATACAATTTACAATAAAATACTTGGCAAAAAATATCATCTTAAAATTTATACAGCAAATGAAGAATTATATAATAAATATAAATTATCTACAATGTCTGTTAAAGACACAATTCATTATGACTCTGGTTTTGATATATATGTTCCAGAAGAACAAATACTTCCTGGAAAAAAAAAATCAGTGATATCTTCTCAAATAGTTTGTGAAATGACAAAATATGGAAAACCTTGTGGATTTTATGTTTATCCAAGATCAAGTATTAGTAAAACACCTCTTAGATTAGCTAATTCAGTAGGTATTATTGATTCAGGATATCGTGGTCATTTACTAGGCGCTTTTGATAATATTCAAGATGAAGAATATAAAGTTGAAAAAGAAAGTAGACTATTACAGATATGTGCTCCAGATTTAAGTTTTTTTTCAATAGACATTATTAAAGTTAATAGTGTGGAAGAACTATCTAATACAACATCAAGAGGTTCAGGAGGATATGGTTCAACAGGGAAATAGATAAAAATTATATAATAAAATTATAAATTATTATACAATTATATTATAAGTAATTATTATATGGACTATATAAATTTTTTTGATGAATTAGATAGAATATTTATAGGAGCACTTTTAAAAATATATTCATTAATTCTTTTTTTCTTTGGATTTGAACCATTAAACAGAGAAGGTTTTTTTAAATCAATAGGTAAGGGTATTCGAAGTGTAGGTAACTCAATTGCTAGTGCTGCAAATAAATTCGCAAATTTTATGAAAAATGCGGGAAAAGAAATTATAAAAAAAATATTTAAACCATTGGCAGATGCTATGAAAAAATTGATAATGAAAGATTTAGCATCTATTGTTAAAAAGCCTATAAATGCTATAAAAAAAGTTTATAAAAAAATAAAAAAAGGTATTAAAGAAGCTATAAATTCATTAGCACAAATACCTAAACATATTGCTTCTTTCTTTATAAGATTGGGCAACTTTTTCAAAAATTTAGGAGTAGCCCTAGCTCAATCAATTATAATACCTATATTTGTAGCATTAGCAAGTTTTGGTACAATATTTCTTGGTATGTTTCAATGTTTGATGGTAATAATTCAAAAAATAATTGATATACCAAAATGTATTATAGTATACGCTTATTACGGTACTAAAGGTTTTTGGAATAAACTTGGAAAACAAATGGTACCTGATTGGTTAAGATTTATAATAGAAACTTTTATTAAAATATTAAAATTTGTTTATTCAGTGTTTTATTATGTTGTTTTATATCCTATGTCATTGATTAATCAAGTTTTCACAGGACAACATCCTGATAAGATATTAGAATCATACTGGGAAGGTAATTGTATGACAATTAGTTTTAAAAAACCATTAAATACAATGAAAAATGGAGTAGTAGGTTTAATTCCAAAATTTAAACCTTTAAGATTAACATTTTAAATAAAAATATATATCATATAATTATATTATATCATACTACAAATATGATATCATATATTGATTTCTTTCATGAATTAGATAGAATATTTTTAGGAATATTTTTAAAAATATATTCATTATATTATTTTATTCTTTTTTTCTTTGGATTTCAACCATTAAACAGAGAAGGTTTTTG